CTTCAGGCTCATCGACTCGTACCACTCGAAGTCGTCTGCCTGCCCGACGATGCCCTTCTTGTAGAGGCGCTTGATCTCGTCGGCCGGGTGGAACAACGCGAGGTTGCCCGTGCCGCCCTTGACCGAGCGCATGACCGCGGGGGGAACGAACAGCGATTTCTGCCCCGAGTCCGGGCAGGCCAGTTCCACCATGCGCTGGCGTGCGGCCGCGCTGGTGCTGTCGAAGGTCGTCGGGTTCGTGCCGAGCACGCCGACGATGCCGCTGGTGTTCTTGTAGGCGAATTCCGCCGCGACCTTGTCCACTTCCGCCGCGAGATACGACGACGCCGGCGCAAGGTACTCTTTCTTGGCCTTGTCCTCGCCGCGCTCCATGTTCAGCACCTTGTCGATGGTGCCGAAATCGAAGTGAACGCCGCGCACGTGCTCGACGCTGACCGTGGTCGTGATCCGCTCAATGTTCTGCGGCTGGTAGCCGAGGCCCGTGGTCACAACCGGGCGCCAGGGGTACTTCACCTTGACCGTGTCGCCGACGGCGAATTCCTTCTTGAATTCCGCCTCGTAGTCCGTCCGCATCGTCCCTGCGATAGCCAGACGGTTTTTGAGCTGCCGGAGGGTCTCCATCGTGACCCAATCGGCAACCTTCGTGAATGAATGAGCCATGTCCGTTTACCTGCGCCCGCCGGCCGCGAGTTCCCTTCGGTTCTGCTCGCGTTCGTAGGCGCCAAAGTCCTGACTCGCCACCGCACGCTCGACCGGGTCCGCGCCAGAGGCGGGACGTTTGCCGAGGGTGTCGGGGGGAGGAGGCGCGCTGCTGACGGTTTTCGGAGTCGGTGCCGCGGGGGCAGGAGTGCCGCCGACGCGCGCTTCCAGACGCCCAAAGGCGCGGAACAGCGCATCCGGTGGCAGCTTCGCCATCGCGTGCAAGTCGTCCGGGTGATCCGTGAAATGCCGCATGAGGAGCGGCGCCACGTCAGAGGAGGCGATTTCGGTCCCGATGGCGTTGTAACCAGAGGGCTCGTCGATGGTTCTGCCGTCCGCGCCGCGCGGCATCCGGTCGAAGGGGGTCAACCCCTGCACCTCCGGGCTGCACGACTGCACGAACTCTTTTCCGCCGGCGGCGGTCAGCCGCTCAATGAACTTCGTATCGCGTTCCCCGATTACGCGCTGCTGGTGCTCCTGGCGCTTTCGGTCCTGCGTCTCGCGCTCCTTGGCCGCCCATCGCTGGTCGGACTCGAAGCGCGCAAGCTCGCGGATGTAGGTTTCGTACGACTTCTCGCCGTTGCCGTCGATGGCAAGGAACGAGTCGTAGTCTTCCGGGAACGTCGCCTGTGCGGGGGCCGGTTCCGAGGCCGGCGTGGGTCGTGTCTCCTGCGGGGGCTGACGAAGGCTCTGAAGACGGGCCTCTTCGCGTGCGATTTCGTCGCGAATCTGTGCCCGGCGCTTCAGGGTGTCATTGATCTCGGCTTCGAGTTCGCGCTTGCGGTCCTCGCCGGTCTTTCGTGGTTTCGCGGCTTCCGAGGCCGCTTCAGGTTTCACCTCCGTCGAGGCGCCAGGCTCGGCCTGGGCGGCGGGCGACGACTCCGCGGGCGCGTCAATCTTGGGGGTCGGTTCGGGCGTAATCCCGCGGTCCTGCGCGTTCTGTGCGGCTTCGTACTCCGCAAAGGACGGTGTCGCGTCGGGAACCGCTGACGAGGCGGCGTCTTGGGCGTCGTTGTTCATCTGCGCTCCTTGAAAACTCGGAGCAGAAAAGAAAAAGGGCCGCGACGGGACCGCGATTGCGCGGTACACGTCAGCGGCCCTAGTCGCTGATCTGCCCTTTGTCGGTGTTCTCTGTCGCCTGGGCGTGCGACGGGATGCCTCCCTGAGAACTCCGCTTGCCTTACATCAACTTATGTGGTCACAGTGTCCGATTTCGGACTCTCCGATTGCAAACGATGCGGAACCGGAATCAAGCACCCGAAGGCGCCGCAGTCGGGACACTTGTGCTCGTCGTGGCGCTTCCACTCGGCCGGCACCTTGCGGGGCTCAGGCTTTCGCCGCATCGGCCCCCGGCTTCGGCTTGCTCTCCTGCACGGCAATCGCGCCAGATACCTTCTGGTCGCCCTGCTCGAGCGCCTGCCGGTGGCCGCGCTCCTGACTGTCGACGTCGTGCGCGTGCGCCAGGTTCGCGCTGTCCTTGCCCTGCGCGTGCTCCTTGTTGCCCGTCACGATCGCGGTATCGAGCGCCCGCATGGCCGCCTGCTCTGCCAGTTCCCCGCGCAGCCGCTCGAGCTCCATCGCGTGCTGATGCTTGATTTCCTCAAGCTGGAGGTCAAAGGCGCGCTGCTCGTCGCCCTCTTCGGCCTTGGCGGCGTGCTCGCCGACCGGCTTCGACACGTTCGCCATCTCCGCGATCTTCAGCTTCGTCTGTTCGGCCATCTCCGCCACTTGCAGCGTCGTCTGCGCGTCGATCTGCGCCTTTTGCAGTGTCGCCTGCTGCTTCGCGGCGTCGGTGTCGATCTCCTGCTTCATCTGCTCCGCGATTTGCGTCAGCTGCTTGAGCTGCGCGTCCTTTTCGGCCAGGGCGGCTTGCAACTGCTGCGGGTTCGGCTCGCCCCCGTCCTGCGCGAGCGCCGGATCGATGATTTCCGCGATCTTGTCGCCCGAGGGTCCGAGGTTCCGCGACTTCACGACCTGCGCGAGCAGTTTCGGCGCCTTCTCAGGCCCGGCCACGCCGAGCAATTCGGGGTTGCCGAGGAAACTTTCGAGAAATTCGTTCGATTCTTCCCGTAGGCTGTCGGATGACGGCCCGGTGGAGATGGTGACGAGGTAATCGCCCCGCGGATCGATGGGTTCCGGCCCCTGCTGCCCCTGCTGCCCCTGCTGCCCCTGCGCGTATTGGTTCGGGTTGTTCGGGTCCGCGATCATCACAATATCGGCCGTCTCGTCGGCCTTCCTGACGCCCACAGCCCGCGGCGAGTCGTAGACATGGGGCATCAGGTCTTCAATGATGATCCCGACCTGCTCGATCATCAGGTTGTAGTGGTCGACGTAATGGAAGGAGCCCCGCTGGCCGCTCTCCTCCATCCGCTTGAGCGCCACGCCTGATTTCTCGTTGCGCCGCTGCGCCTGCGTCGGCAGGGGTGAACCCTGCATGGCCGCCTGAATCGCGCGCCGGGCGCCTTCCGCGCACAGCTCGAGCGCCTGTAGGTGCTCGCCGGCGTGGTAGTCGAGGCGCGACGGCGGCGGCAGCATGTTTTGCCCGGTCGCCTCCGTCATCGCCTTGTAGAGCAGATACGCGACGGGCTCGTGCGCGGCCTTCTGCCACTCGGCTTCGTAGCCGTCCATCTGCCCCTCGGCCGCCACGACGGGCGCCTTTGGGATCATCCCGGCCATTTCCGCCTGCTGCGTCCGGTAGTAGCAGTAGAGCATCAGTGGATCCCGCGCGAGCCGTGTCATGCTCACCAGGTGGCGCTTCGTCGTGCCTGACTGCGGCACGTAGAGCACCTTGCCGTAGCACGAGATGATCGGGATGTAGCGCCCGGCCCACTCGTTTTTTTTCAAGATTTCGACGCCGTTGGTGATGTATTGGCACACCTTGACGTCGTCGTCCTCGACCTTGCCGGTGACGCGCCAGTAGGCCGCGAGCGTAACGGTTTCGTCCTTGAACCAATCGGGATACGACTTCGCGAAGCTGTCGAAATCGGTCACGCTGGCGTCCGGATACTCCTGCTGAAACTCCGCGCGCGTCGTCCGGCCTTCCAGCTCGAAGCAATACCGCATGTCGGACGAATCCGGCATCAGCGCATTCGGGTCGGGCAGGACAAGGTCGGGGTTCGGCTTCGGCTCGAGCCAGATTTCCTGCTCGTTGCTCGCCCTGGCGCCGCGACGGTAGCGCGTGCTCACCTTGCAGAAGCCGTATCCGCGCGAAACGGCCGCCTCGAACGCCGTCGGATAGACGACGTTGGACGCCTTGCTGCGATACTCGATTTCGCGCGTCTTGTCGGCGTAGAAGCCGGCAACCTTGTCGTTCGTGCCCTCGCCGGTTGGGCTGAACTTGATCGCGCGCGGGTTGGCTCTGACGCCGTTCACGGTCTGGTCGATGTATTGCCCGACTTCGTCGAGGGAGAGCGCCGGCCGCTTCGCCGCTTGGCGGTTCTTTAGGCCGATGGGGTCAAGGGCTTCCCACACCTCGCCGGCGATGCAGAGCATGTCCTTTCGGGCATCCTCGCGAATGTGCGCCCACTCCGCGACGGCGTAGGTGTAGCGGCTGCGGATTTCCTCGAGTAGTTCTTCCTTCTCGGCCGTCGTCATGTCCTTGAGCGGCTTGGACTCGTAGGCCATCAGAAGTGCCACCGCGGAAAGCGGACGCGGGCCGCGAGCCGGCGCAGCAAGTCATCGGCCCAGCGATAGCACGAGACGCACAGGGTATCTGTGCCCATGCACGCGAGCGCGAGAAGGTAGGGCCGCCACAGGATGACGCCGCACACATCGCAATGGCCGCGGGGGTTCTTTGGCATCAGAAGGCGTTCGTAAAGACGCGGTCAGAGCAGCCGCAGCGCAGGACCGGGTTGTCGCCGTCGAGCAGCTTGACGATCGCCCGGTCGTCGCAGCGCGGCTCGTTGCACTGCATCTTGACCGCGAGCCCCTGCACGGCGAACAGGGACAGGGCGCGCTCGTAGAGCTTCCATTCCGTGCGGGTCCAGACCTGCCGGCGGCGGGCGATGGCCTCGGGGACGTAGAGGCCGGAATCGTGCTGGCGGTATTCGGGCGTATCGGTCTGCATCGTGGGCGCGGTGCAGGTTCAGTGTGAACGGTCAGCGGGGAGGGTTCAAACGGCGCGTGCGGCGAATCCACGAGTCGTAGACGATCCAGCGGTTGCCGATACCTATAAACAACTCCGCGGTGCCGTCGTCGAAGAAATCCCAATCGCTGCGGTAGGTCGTCACCGTCAGCGGGCCGAGCTTCACGCCGATGGCGTCAGGCGTGCGCCAGCCGAACACGGTCCACCAGCGATAGCCGAGACTGGCCGACATGCCGCACGCTGGATTGTCGCGAGGGTCGAGGCTCATATTTTTGTAACTGACTGGCCTATCGGTAGAGCAACAGGAACATCGCCGCCATACCGAACAGGCACCCGAGCACCGCCCCAACGCAGAACCCGGTCAGCGCGCCGTCCGTGATGTCGTAGTAGTTCACGGCTTCACCCCGTAGATCCGCTTCGCGACCTCGGCGTCTATCGCGTCGGCAAGGTCTTTCGCGGCCTTCGAGATGATGGCGTCGTGGTCGTCCTGGGTGAACGTGTGCCGGCGGTGCATTTTCTGGCACCGCTCGCACCAGACGATTGGATTCGGCGCGCCGCTCGGTAGCAATCCCTTCATCCTCACCCCCACGCACTGGACGGCTCATACGCCGGCGCCTTCGGTTTCTTATCCACGGGCGTCTTGTGCCGGACCGCCAGGCCGCGGAAGGCGTCGGCCCCGTGGCTTGCCCAATCATGCACCGGCGTCCCGGTGAACTCCCCGAGTTGCTTGTTGAACACCGAGCGGTAGTGGCGCAGCGCCTCGAGCCCGCGGGCGCACTTCTCCTCATCGAACCAGCAGCGCGCCATCAGCAGCCGGGCGGCCTTGATGCCCTCGGCCACCTCGAAACCCTTCTCCCCGTGCAGGCGCGGCGTGATGCTGAACTTGATCCCGTTCTCCTTCGCGACGTCGAGCCGGCTCTTTCCGGTCCCGAGCTCGCGGACGCTGATGTCATGCGGCGCCCAATGCGTGCCGAAGGCGTAGGGTTTCTCGCGAAGTTCCGCGGCGACCTGGGGGATCCCCTTGTCGGCTGTCTCGTAGTAGTCGATGAGCCGCGTTTCCCCCGACCGGAGCGACTGCGAGAACCAGATGGTCAACAGGTCATCCATCCCCAGATCCCAATCAGTGTTCACCGGCAGCGCGGGGTCATAGGGCACCCGGGTAATGCGGCCGGCGGCGCGCGCG